AGAACTTTAAATTTAAGTGAAAGTTAAAATATGTACGCATTAGTAGAAGATAACAATATAACAAAATTAATTAACAATCCTCAATCTTTAGTAATTGGAGATGTAAGATATCCAGCTAAAATATTTTCTTTATGGAGTAAATCTGAATTAGAAGCTATTGGAATTTATGAAGTAATAACTGATTCATCAAATAAAAAAGATGAACAATGGTACATCAACACTAATGAATCTTACGCATTTGCAGACAATCAAGTAACAAGATCGTGGGGAACTGCAACAGCCAAACCACACGCAGATGTAACACAAACGATTAATGAGGTTGAATATATTACACCTGGTCTTAAAACAAAATTAATTAAAGATTTAAAAATAACAGTTGCTAATGAACTTGCTAAAACTGATTGGTATATAACTAGAAACACGGAAAAATCTACAGCAATCCCTAGTGCAATATCTACTCACAGAGATGCAGTTAGAACTAAACAAGCAGAAATGGAAACTGCAATTACAAACGCATCAGATACCCCAGCTTTAGAAACTTTACACACATATGTTAATACAGGCACAGAAGAAAATCCTGTAATGACAAGACCATTAGGCGAACTACCAACATTGGAGAGTTAATGACAGCGCCATTAATACTTGGTACTAACTCTATAAAAGACACAGGTTATAATGTAGCTAACTCATTAAGATTTGATAGCGGTTCTAGCACAAATTTAACTAGAACACCATCAGGTGCAAGTAATAGAAAAACATTTACTTGGTCTTTATGGTTTAAAAGAACGCATGATAATGCAGAATCTGCACTTTTCTGTGTTGGATCAAATACCAGTTCAAGTATGTTTATGTTAAGATTTGATCCTGATAAATTTAATATTTTTGGTCATGGTAGTGCACCAAATCTTTCAACAAACGCATTATTTAGAGACCCAACAGCTTGGTATCATGTCGTAGTTGCAGTAGATACTACACAAGGCACAGCATCAAATAGAGTAAAACTTTATGTAAATGGAACACAAATAACAAGTTTTGCTGCTGAAACATATCCTAGTCAAGATGCTGATCTAATCGTAAATTCAACAACAGAAATTGTTATTGGCGAAAGACCAGATGATAATGCACATTTTAGTGGCTACATAGCAGAGCTTGTTTTTATTGATGGATCAGCTTTAGCACCAACATCATTTGGAGAGTTTGACGAAGATAGTCCAAGAATATGGAAACCTAAAAATGTATCTAGTTTAACCTTTGGTACAAATGGATTTTATTTAGAGTTTAAAGAATCTGGAACAAGTGCAAATAGCAGTGGTATGGGTGCGGACACAAGTGGTAACAATCATCACTTTGCAGTAAATAATTTAACAAGTGTAGACCAAAGCACGGATACCTGCACGAATAATTTTGCAACAATGAACTCACTTGATAATAATTATGCTTCAACCACTTTTACAGAAGGTAATTTAAAAATGGTTACTGGTGGTAGTTCTTTAGTTTATAATGTATCTACAATAGGTTTTGATACAGGTAAATGGTACATGGAAGTTAAAGTAGGTAGTAGCACTGGAGAAGTAATAGGTGTGGTTACAGATGTTGCAACAGCAAATGATAATAATAATAAACTTGGAAATAGAGCTGATGGTTGGGGATATGATTATAGAGGTCTTGTAGAAAATGCTGGTGCTGATGAGGGTGGCTCATTTGCTACTTATGCATCTGGAAATATAATCGGTGTTTATGCTGATCTTGACAATAATAAATTATATTTTGCTAAAGATGGAGTATTACAAAATAGTGGAACAGGATTAAATTTAGATGTTTCAGGTAGTCCAACTTATTTTTTTGCTGTAGGAGATAATCATGCCTCTAATTCAGGTACATTTGAAGTTAATTTTGGTTCTCCAACTTATTCAATTTCATCTGGTAATACAGATGGCGAATATGGAAACTTTGAATATTCAACAACAATAACAGGAGATAGTGCTAGTAAAACTTTTAAAGCACTTAACACAAAAAACCTAGCGGAGTTTGGATAATGGCCTATACAACTATTGATAACCCGGAACTTTATTTTCAAACAAAGTTATATACTGGAAATAGCAGTACACAATCAATTACTTTTGATGGTAGTGAAAATATGCAACCTGATTGGGTGTGGTCTAAAGCAAGAAGTCAATCAGATAACAGTGCAGTTATTGATTCTGTAAGAGGTGGTCAAAAACAATTAAGAAGTAATACAAAGGATGCTGAACTTACAAGAACAGATGCTATAAGTTCATTTGATTCAAATGGGTTTAGTATGGGTAGCCAAGCAGAACTAAATAGTAATAGTGTTACTTACGTAGCATGGAATTGGAAAGCTGGTGGCTCAGCTTCTAATAATACTGATGGAAGCACAACATCTTCTGTATCTAATAATAGCACAGCAAAATTTTCAATAGGAACTTATACAGGGACTTCTTCTGCAGCAACAATAGGTCATGGATTAGGTGCAGCTCCTGGAATAATTATAGTTAAAAACAGAAGTAGTGGAACAAGAGATTGGGCAGTTTATCATAGAAATTTATCAGGAACTAATAAATATTTAAAATTTAATGAAAGTGTTGTAGAACAAACTGATAGTGCAACTTGGAATAACACAACTCCAACAAGTTCAGTTTTTGCATCTGCTGGAAGTGGAGAAGTCAATCAAGGTAGTGAAAATTTTGTATTTTATGCGTTCACGGATGTTAAGGGCTACTCTAAATTTTCAAAGTATGTAGGGAATGGAGACAGTTCAGACGGAACATTTGTTTACACTGGTTTTCGTCCCTCCTTCATACTTTACAAGAATACAATGACAGCAGATAGTTGGTTTGTACATGATAATAAAAGACAAGGTTTTAACGATGAAAATGAAATAATGTTTGGTGATATAACTCAAGGAGAAGCCACAGTTAATAGAATAAGAATTTTATCAAATGGATTTAAAGCAATCGATTCTGATAAAGGTGTAAATAAATCAGGTGATATTTACGTGTATATGGCCTTCGCAGAATCACCATTTGTAAATTCTTCTGGTGTTCCAACAAATGCGAGGTAGACATGTTACAAAAAATAGGATTTCAACCAGGTATAAACAAACAACTTACACCGACCGGAGCAGAAGGTCAGTGGATTGATTGTGATAATGTTCGTTTTAGATATGGCACACCTGAAAAAATAGGCGGTTGGAAACAATTAGGTGGTTCAAATGACTTGACCGGAGCAGGTAGAGGACTACATCATTTTGTTAGTTCTACTTCTATTAAATATTCTATTATAGGTACAAACAGAATATTATACGCATATTCAGGTGGTGTATTCTATGACATACATCCCATTAAAACTACAACAACTTTATCTAACGCATTTAGCACGAGTAATCAACAACCAGAAGTTACGATTACATTTCCTACGTCTCATGGTATAGTGGCAAATGATATTGTTTTATTAGATAACTTTTCATCTATAACTAATTCTAATTTTAGTTCATCTGATTTTGATGATAAAAAATTTATGGTAACAAGTGTACCAACAGCAACCACTATTACAGTCACCATGCCATCAAACGAATCAGGATCTGGTGCAACGACATCAGGTGGTGTTAGAGTACAACATTACTATCCTGTGGGTCCAGCGGTGCAAGCAAAAGGTTTTGGTTGGTCACTTGGAACTTGGGGTGGAGAAGAAATTGGAGCAGCTACTACTACTTTAAATGGTGCTTTATCAGATAATACAGCAGGCACAGGTGGATCAGGAACATCTATAATTTTAACAGATGCTTCACAGTTTCCAAGCACGGGTACAAATTTTATTCAAGTAGGTAATGAAGAAATATCTTACACTGGTGTCACTAATAACACCTTAACAGGTATAACAAGAGGTGTAAGAAACTCAACAAGGTCTTCTCATTCTGATGGTGCAACAGTTACTAATTCATCAGATTTTGTTGCATGGGGTGAAGCTGCATCAGGAGACTTAGTTCTTGAACCAGGTATGTGGTCTTTAGATAATTTTGGTGATAAAGCAATTTGTTTAATACACGATAGTTCTGTTTTTGAATGGGACTCTTCTCTAGCTGCAGCAACAAGTACAAGAGCAACAATTATATCTGGTGCACCAACAGCATCAAGACACATGGTTGTATCTACACCGGATCGTCACTTAGTATTTTTTGGAACAGAAACAACTATAGGAACACCCACAACACAAGATGATATGTTTATAAGATTCTCGGACCAAGAAGATATTAACACATACACACCTACAGCAACCAATACAGCTGGTACACAAAGACTAGCCGATGGATCACTCAACGTTTTGTTGGTCAACCATTTACTTTTGCATTTGCACAAGTTGGAACTAACTGTGGTTTAGTTGGACAGAATGCATGTGTAGAAGTTGACGGTGCTGCATATTGGATGTCAGAAAATGGTTTTTTTAGATATGCTGGTAAATTAGAATCACTACCTTGTTTGGTAGAGGATCATGTCTATAATGATATTAATTTAGATTCTGGTAATCAAATGGTGTCAGCAGGATTAAATAATTTATTTGGTGAAGTTATGTGGTTTTATCCAACGTCTTCATCATCAGTTGTAAATAGAATGGTTGCATATAATTATTTTGACTCATCTCCACAAAGACCTGTATGGACCGTAGGAACACTTGCTCGAACAATGTGGAATGACTCTGCTGTTTTTGGTTTACCACATGCATTATTTTATGAAGCAGGTGATGATGCATCTTTTGATGTTGTAGGAAACACAG